TCCTCCTATTATGTTAAGACAACTGCAGTTCTAGTGATAGCTTCAGCTCTAAGAACTTTACTACCATAAACATGCAATCCTCTAACAACGTCAGAAAACGAATCTGGGTCTCTAACTACTTCAGTTTTCGCAATATGCGAAGCTGTCGCCGCCGCAGACATATGCCCGCCCATGCAAAAGTAAGCATTAGAAGTACCAGATACTGTAATAATATCTGTTCCAGACCTATTTAACGCTGTTGATTTATACAACTTCATACCACAAAGTGTAATATTTGATACCAATCCATTACGAAGTGGAGATTCGCCACTGCTACCCATTACAGACATGTCCATAACTTTTGAGCCTGCCGCTCCTAATTGTTCGTAAAAAATCGGAGGTGCTACGAACCATCTATTTTCTTCCGGCACTTCGTTGTCATCAAGAAGTCTAGCAGATTCTGCGATAACACTGTGAGCTAAGTCACCTGTGTTAGCAGTTACTGCTGAACCCGCATTGATTCCAGAAGTAGTAGAGATAGCTTCTAAAACATCTTTATCATACTTTCTTTTTAGAGCGTAAGCTCCAGAAGAAGTAGCTAAAGATTCCCAGTTTACATGAGATTGTCTTTCTTCGATATCATCTACTTTGAAAGCAAAATAATTTGCAGTGTTAACTACAAGAGTAGTTTGGTCATCTGCAATATTTTGTAGATTAGTTTGTGCACCTTTAGTGTAAGAACTGACAGAAATTGTCGGTTCTTTTATAATCTTAACGGTATCGCCATAATTCTCAATTTCTCCCGCATAATCAGTGTTAGTGATACCCTCAACAACAGAGCTTCTACGGAAATATTTGAGAACTTTCTGCGAGTAAATGCTCGGTAGCCAATTACCCGAGGGTAAGTTGTCATAACCGGCAGATGCTGTAATCGCCATAATTATTCTCCTATAAGGTTAAGTTTAAGCTCGAGTATCAACACGCCCTTCTTTAAAGGCAATATCAATCTCCTTCTCGAACTTTTCATAGACATTTGGATTCATTCTTTGAATCTCAGATGCCTTCCAAATTTTCTTATCAGAGTTGCCAGAAACATTTACAGACTTGGCCTTTGTCCTTGTCACGCTCTGAGCCGCACTAGTAGTCGAATTTGGTTTGCTCTTACTTAATCCATTGTCCGCTTTGTACAAGTCAACAACACGAATTGCCCATTTAGAATCTTTACTGTTTTTAGTTACACCATCAGATATAGATGAAGGTTGAGTATTCAACCACTCCATAAATTCTGGTGAATCTTTTAATTCAATAAAGTCTGGATGAGCATTCACCAATTCTCTATAAGCACTTTGTACAACTAAATCTTCTTCACGCTTACGAAGTGTTTTAACTTCATCTTGTAAAGATTCTACTTGTCTTGATGCTTGTTTTTGAGATATTGTTTCTACCACATCATATACATCTGGATATTTCTTTTTAAATTTTTCGAGGTCTTCATCAGACTTAGGCGGAGTATAACTCGCCATTGCTTTATTTTTTTCAGCAAGTCTCATTTTAGCCTCTAGCTCTTCCAACTTCTGCTTATTTTCATTTTGCTTTCTGTCGTAGTGCGATTTAAGGTCGTCATATCTTTTCTTATAGTCATGGTTTGGCTGAGTTTCATTGTTACCAATAAAACCTGTTTCTTGAGGAGTGGCCTCTGGGGTGTCCTCTACAGTTTGTCTAGGGTCTTCAACTTCTTTATCTAAATCCTTGTGATAAGGGTTTTGATACATTGTTGGGGCCTCTTCATCAACCACATCTTGTTTTTCTTGTATTTTTGCTTCTTTAGCTTTTGCTTGAGCCATTTTTCCTCCTATGGGGTCACATATTGTGAGTAGCCATTTTTGGTTGTTGAGTACAGCAGGGGTTATACCGATTGTATAAGTAGCCTTGTACTAATCCTAAGTCTTACGTTAGGAAACTTTAATTATTTGCCATCATTCCTCTTGTACGCATATTTTCTATTACGTCATTTCGGAGCTTTTTTTGGTTAGCTATAGATG